CCAAAACCACAAGACTGGGTTCGAATCCTCGCACCGGTGGATCTTATTAGACTATATAGTATTGATAATGCTGTTGTAGCTCAGTTGGTAGAGCACTTGATTAGTAATCAAGATGTCGGGAGTTCGAGACTCTCCAACAGCACCAAATATGCCTGGGTGGCTCAGTGGCGACAGCACCGCTTTTGTAAGGCGGGATACAAACAACGGGGGTTCGAGTCCCTCCCCAGGCACCATATGCGGGGTTAGCTCAGAGGCAGAGCCCTGGTTTTACACACCAGTTGTCGGGGGTTCGATCCCCTCACCCCGCACCAAATTTTTTAATCTATTATTGCGGGGTAGAGCAGTTCGGTAGCTTGTCAGCCTCATAAGCTGAAGGTCGTTGGTTCAAATCCAACTCCCGCTTCCAATTATATAATGTGAGCTTTGAGTAAGCTTTTCAATATGGGATCATCACCATAGCGCATCACAGCATATTCAACATCCAATATTAGATCCTTTAATAAAACATCAAACCATTCACCGCTGGTCTTATGAATTTTAAGATGACGATGAATAACAGTTTCCAAAAGTTTTGTCTTGCAAATATCTGTTTCTTTAGTATAATGCAACTGTAACGGAAACGGATGTCCTGTCTGGAGACTTTTTAATCTTTTAGCAGGATCTCTACTAATTCCAACTTTATATGGAGGTTTATCACCACCAATAACATATATGAAGCTAGTTGACATAGCGGAATATTTATGCACCTGTAGCTCAATGGATTAGAGTAGCGGTCTTCGAAACCGTAGGTTGGGGGTTCGAGTCCCTCCAGGTGCTCCATTTTTTAGTTGACATTTCAACTGTTAATTTATTCTTTAAGTATAAATACTTTACTAATAAAGTTAACAGCATGAATTATCAAAAAATTTATGATCAGATAATCAGTAATAGAAAACAACATCCAATTAAATCTGGTTATATAGAATGCCATCATATCATTCCAAAGTCACTCGGTGGGTTAGATATTAAAGAAAATTTAATTGAACTTTCTGCAAGAGAACATTTTATCTGCCATTTGTTGCTAACAAAGATCTATCCCATTCATAGCAGTGAATGGCATAAAATGATTAAAGCGTTTTCTTTGATGTGTTGGATGTCAACCCCTAAACAATACAGATATTCGAATAATAAACATTATGAATGGTTAAAGAAGCATTTCTCACAGATTCAATCATTATCTCAATTAGGAACGTTGAACTCACAATTTGGTAAAAAATGGGTACACAATAAAATTTTGAGACGTTCAAAGAAAATAAACAACAATGAAGAAATTCCCTTAGGATGGGAAGTAGGCAGGATCATCAATTTTGATGTTGTTGTACCTGTCGTAAGACAAAAAAAAATTAATGTTAGACAGGAAAAAGATAGACTTACAGCAGAAATATTATATAATAAATATATTAGTGAACAATTTTCTTCAGTTAGAGAATTTTGTAGATTAGGACATTATGATTATTCTCACGTTTCATTGACTAAACTCTGGAAAAAGTATATTCCAGAGTTTAAGGATAATGTTAAACAAGGGAAACGATTTATTCGAGAGTAGCTCAACGGGTAGAGCACTGAGCTGTTAACTCAGGGGTTGGGGGATCGTAGCCCTCCTCTCGAGCCAAATGCGGGTATGATGTAATGGCAGCCTGAAACCTTGCCAAGGTTTACGCAGCGGTTCGATTCCGCTTACCCGCTCCAAGTTTATCGAGGATGTGCCGCAACCTCTGCGTTGGAATCAGATGGGAGATGGTCACCTGTCCCAATGTATGTTGTGCCTCTTGTACATTGTTGTTGATGACCGAAGCAATGTATCGCTGTATGAGGGCGCTGTTATCGAGCAGCAGGTCTGGTGGAGCAGGGTAAGAACTGTGATATAATTAACTTATATTATCAACGCCATCGATAGCCTCCCTTAGGGGAGGTTTTTTATTGAATTTTTTACATTATCTTAGCATATATGCTCTATTTGTAATAAAACTGTCATCTAACGGTGTTTAAATAAGAACTGCATATCAAGGAGAAAATATATGCTAAAAAAGATGACATTAGCAATCGCAAGTGTGGTACTTGCAACCGCAGTAAATGCCGCAGAAATTACCGGAGCAGGAGCAACATTCCCTTATCCAGTATACAATAAGTGGGCTAACGATTATAAAGCTGCCACAGGCAATCAAATTAACTATCAATCAATTGGCAGTGGCGCCGGCATCAAACAGATACAAGCAAAGACTGTGACATTTGGTGCCACTGATATGCCATTGGGTTTAGAAGATTTACTTAAAGATAGATTTGCACAGTGGCCAGAAGTTATTGGTGGTATTGTGTTAGCAGTAAACGTAGAAGGTATTAACTCCAATGAATTAGTATTAAGTGGTGAATTAGTAGCTGACATCTATATGGGTAAGATCAAAAAGTGGGACGATGCTGCTATAGCAAAGTTAAATCCCGCAGTTAAGCTGCCATCAACAGCTATCACAGTTGTACGTCGCAGTGATGGATCAGGAACTACATTTAACTTTACTAACTATCTCAGCAAGGTCAGTGCTGATTGGAAAAAGTCAATCGGTGAAGGCAGTGCTGTTGAATGGCCTGTTGGTATTGGTGCCAAGGGCAATGATGGTGTAGCAGGTAACGTACAACAGACTAAGAACTCAATTGGTTATGTTGAGTATGCTTATGCCAAGCAGAACAAACTAACAACTACAAAGATGGTTAATGCTGCTGGTAAGACAGTAGAACCAACAGTTAAGTCATTCAGCTCGGCCGCAGCGAAGGCAGATTGGAACAGTGTCCCGGGATTCGGTGTTATATTGACCAATCAGCTAGGAGACGACTCCTGGCCCATCACTGCTGCCACTTTTATTCTAATGTATTCTGAACCCAAGGATACAGCAGCCAGCAGAGATGCTATTGCTTTCTTTAACTGGGCATTTGAAAATGGCAACAAGACCGCAGAAGATCTTGATTACATTCCAATGCCTGCTAATGTAGTTAAAGAAATCAAGAACACAGTATGGACTATGATTAAGCACTAATGGGCATATCATTCGTTATCCCATGCTATAATGAAGAGAAGTATATAAGAGATTGTATACGCTCAATTAAAAGGGAGGCTTCATGCCTCCCTAACTATGAAATCATAGTTGTTGACAATAATTGTACAGATACAACGGTTCTAATTGCTATGCAAGAAGGTGTAACTGTTGTATCTGAACAACAGAAAGGTGTTGTGTTTGCACGTCAACGAGGCTACGAAACTGCTCAATATAATCTAATAGCAAACATAGATGCTGACTCAAGATTATGCGAAAGTTGGGTCGAAATTGCTTTAGCTAATATAGCTGATCCCAATGTCGTTGCTGTTACAGGACCATTAGTATACGACGACGTATCACGCTCACTAGCAATATCAACTAAGATATATTATTATCTTGCTTGGTTCAGTAATAACTTCATTGGCGTATTTTTACAGGGAGGCAATGCCCTAATAAAAAAATCAGCGCTGGATAAGACCAATGGTTACGATACTAGCATAGCGTTTTACGGTGAAGATACTATGACTGCAAAAAGACTTGAGCCGTATGGTAAGATAAAATTTGCTATGAAGTTAAAGTTACATTCATCGCCAAGAAGATTAAAAGATCAAGGTGTAATCAGCACAACTTGGTTATATCTCAAAAACTATTTCTCAGTGACCTTTAAGGATCGAGCTGTTACTAGTTCATATAAGGACTATAGATGAACTCATATCGTTCAGTATTCATATCTGATATACATCTTGGAACTAAAATGAGTCAAGCAGATCAATTGCTTGATTTTATGAAAACATTTGAATGTGAAAAAATATATCTTGTAGGTGACATAGTTGATTGTTGGGCAATGAGCAAAAAGAAATACTGGTCGCAGAGTCACAGTGATGTTATTCAGAAACTGCTGAGACGAGCCCGCAAAGGTACTGAGATTATATATATACCCGGTAATCATGATGAGCTTATGCGTGAATACTGTGATGCTGAGTTTGGTCATATCATGCTAGTAAAAGAATGTATTCACGTTGGTATAGATGGTAAATTATATCTTGTTACTCATGGCGATCAATTTGATGCTGTGATAAGGAATGCTAAATGGCTAGCACATTTAGGTTCGTGGGCTTATGATTTTAGTATTAAATTAAACGGGCTAGTAAACAAATTTAGATCTTGGTTAAAACTACCTGTTTGGTCTCTGTCATCTTACTTAAAATTGCGTGTTAAAGAATCAGTAAATTTCATAGGTAACTATGAAGAAACTCTAAGCAACTATGTAAAGAATCAGGAACTATCTGGCATTATCTGCGGACACATACATCATGCCAACATCTGTGATTATGACAACATACGTTACATGAACTGCGGCGACTGGGTAGAATCCTGCACTGCACTAGTAGAACATCACAATGGGACGTTTGAGATAGTGAGGTATGATAATAAGGAGTAAACATAATGGATGTTATATTAAATATAATCCAAACAACAGTTTGGTATTTTGGAATTGGACTAATACTATGTTGTTTTATTATGCTTATTGATGAACAGGTTAGAACAAGGATCAACGAGTTCAAAGATGAAAAAAATACTGATAATCACTGATAACCTTCAGGATCAGATCAATGGCGTTGTTACGACCTACAAGAATATTGAGCATCATGCGCTATTGGATGGTTATCACATTGATTATCTTAACCCCGGGCGGTTCCGCCATGTTGATTGCCCTAAGTATAACCAAATCAAGCTTTCCTGGCCCTACAAGATGGACGAGAAGATCAAGGAGATTGATCCAGATCATATCCACATCGCCACAGAAGGTCCTCTGGGTCTGTTTGCTAGAATTCATCTTACAAAACTTGGCATTAGGTACAATACTGCTTACCATACTCGCTTTCCTGAAGGTCTAAAAAAGATAATCAACTTACCAGAAAACGTCAGCTGGTCCTACCTACGTTGGTTCCACAAACATTGTGGAAAGATATTAGTTCCTACTGAAAGCATCAAACATGAATTACGAGATAAAGGATTCACTAACGAGATAGTATCATGGACCAGGGGAGTAGATCGCAGCATTTTCATACCACAAGCAGATAAGAAGGTCAATGTTAAACAACCGCTATTAGTTTGTGTCAGCAGAGTAAGCAAAGAAAAAAGTCTAGAACTATTTTTTGAAATGCAATATCCTAGCGCAAGAAAGATAATGGTAGGTGATGGACCTATGTTAGAAGAGTATAAGAAAAAATACACTGACGTTCATTTTGTAGGATTCAAAACAGGCCAAGAACTAGTCAAATATTATGCTAATGCAGACGTGTTTGTGTTTCCCAGCAGTTGGGAGACTTTTGGCATAGTAATGATAGAAGCTATGGCCTGTGGTACACCTGTTGCTGCTTTTCCGGTAACTGGTCCTATAGATATCGTTGATCAAGGAATCACAGGATACATGCACGATGATCTTGCTGTTGCAGTCAAACATTGTTTAGAATTAGATAGATTACAAGTTGAATTACACAGTAGGAAATGGGACTGGAAAAATGCTTGGCAGATATTCCGTGATAATCTTGTTGATACTAAAACTGTGAGTTAATCATGTGGATCTTGTATCTAATAGTAGTTCACAACAGTGTCCCAACTGACATACCTGGAAGAATAGCGTTAGAATTCAAAACTGAACAACAATGCCAAGAAGCGTTAAAAACTATGATATTTTGGTCTAAGTTTAGTTGGTTTAACACCGAAGGCAAATGCTATGCTAAGAACAAGATTGATCCAACCCTATTGAAAGATCTACACAAATGACCAAACACTTATCGATGATTCTGTCAGTGTTGTTACACATCATAGTCATAGTGCCTTTCGTATTGGGCGCTACTCCAGAGGAACAACAGATAGTGCATTCTATCAATATCGGTATAGCGCCTGCCGAAGGTGATACGCTAGATGATGACGCTTCCGAAGAATCACTAGCACAGGATGCCGTAGCAGCAGCAGTCAAAGAACAAGCAGATACTCCTGATCCGATCGATCCCATAGAAGCTGTTAGAACTGTAGATGACTCAGCTGAGGTCATGGAAGCCAAGAAAGAACAAGAGAAGAAGGCAGAAGAACAACAAAAGTTCGAAGTAGATCAGAAAGAACAAGCCGCAGCAGAAGACGCATTCAAGAAACATATGGGCGTTGAGAATGGTGTCAAAGAGAATGCCGGAATGACTTCAGCAGCTTATGCTTCGCTAGTAAAGAAAGAGATAGAGAAGAAACGCAAACGTCCAGACAAAGCTATGTTGGGTATCGTCAATGTTGCTTTCTGTATCAACAGCCAAGGCAAGCCAGAAAACATCACTATAGTGAAATCTACTAAGTATGAACTCGAAACAACAGCCCGCATGATAATAGCTGCTATCGAAGTACCTCCCCCGCCCGGTGGATCATTCACAGGAACTATAGCAATCAAGTTTGAATAATAGCTATTCTCGCCTTGCATAATTACTGCTGAGGAAGGCATTTCAATGAACAATCAAAAGTACAACATCGCACAGAGAATTCTCGCTGAACTACAGAAAGATTCAAACAAGGTTATATTTGAAACCAAACGTGGACCAATGACTGCTGGCAGATTTGCTAATATGGTCATTAGCTTTGGTATCCATCTACAGCACAGAGGTGTTACTCAAGGCAGCGTTATTGGATTGGATTGTGTGCATGGACCTGTTGGTTTTGCACTGACATTAGCATCAACACTTAACGGTGCTACGTGGGTCAATGTAAACAAGGCAATACTAAATGCCAAATTACATATGGACATTGTTGTACATAACACTCCAAAAGAAATTACTGGAGCAAATGTACATAAGATCAGTCCAGACTGGTTTAAGGCACCTGAAGGATTTAAGCCACCAGTCACATTTCCAGGATATAAATCAGAAAATGATATCTGGATGGTTGCTCAGAGCAGCGGCACAACTGGTAGTGTTAAATTCATGCCTATCACCTACAAGCAGTGGTACTCGAGAGCAACTGATCTAGAACGTCGAAAGGTGCGCTTCCCCAGCAAGAATGGTCAGTTCTGTAGCATGTATCATCCATTAAAAAGCACAAGTCAAAGTGATGTACAAGCAGCCTTACTAAATGGCACTAAAGTATTGCTAACATTTCCATCATATGACGAAATGCGATCAGTTAAAGATCTTGTAGTAATGGGATCACTGAGTCAGATGGAGTTTACTATCAAAGATATTCTAGAACCTGCTACCTCAATTGATACATCAATCAATCTCAATGGCAGCGCAGTAAGCGCACAGCAGATTGATCGATTCCTCAAGTATTTTAAGTCAGTATGGGTTGAGTATGGAGCAACTGAGACAACAAAAACAGCAATGAAGCCCATCACCGAAGCAGGCACATACAACGGTTCAGTTGGTGCTATCTTGCCAGGTACAGAGTATCGCATCATTGACGAAGAGGGTAATGACGCAGAAGAAGGCCAGTTGTTGCTTAAGACTGCGGGAATGATCACTAGCTATATCAATGAGCCAGAACTAACAGCAGCTCATTTTAAAGATGGTTGGTTCTACACAGGCGACATTGCTTCATATACTAATCAAGAACTGTTCCTTAAAGGCCGACAGAATGACAGTTTGAACATTGGCGGTGTTAAGATTGACCCTGCTAAGATTGACGCTGTACTTAAGGAAGTACCTGGTATCAAAGATGCAATGACTTTCCAAAATTTAGAATTTCCCACATATAATCAATTACAGGCACTAATTGTCACTGACAGTGATCAGAAAACTGTTGGAGATGATGCTGCTGCTGCTATGATGGCAAAGTTTGGAATTACTCGTTTACCACGTAGAGTGTTCTTCGTTGATAGTATTCCTAAGAATGAAAATGGCAAAGCTATGCGTAAGGAAGCAGTAGAATTAGTTAAGGGACAAGAGCCTATCGTAATCATCAACTATAAGCCAAAGGGTAAAGAATGATAGATCAAAAATTCAATATTGCTTTTGATCTGTTTAAATTTCTAAATGAAAATCCCAAACAGATCTGTTTTGAAAGTGACAACGGTATTGTCAACGGTGGGCAATTTGCCATTATAATAACAAATTTTGCCCTGCATTTATTATCACGTGATATCAAACCCAGAGATTTAATTGGGTTAGATATTGACGATCCTATTATTGCTTTAACTATGACTCAAGCTATCGGTGCTATTGGTGCAAGTTGGGTTAAGATAACACAACAATCGTTAGAAGCAGAATTGCCTATAAAGCATGTAATATACAATACCAAAAGAATGTATCATGGTGCCAGTGTTTATGAGATTGATAAGTCTTGGTTTATGAAACCTGAGAAATTAACTAATGATCTACAAATACGTGGTTATAAAGATCCCAATGATTTATGGATGATGGCTCAAAGCAGCGGATCAACTGGACTGCCAAAGTTTATTCCAATTACATTTAAGCAAAATTGGCATCGTGTTCATGACATGAATATCAACATGTTTGATTTAAATACTCGTTACTTTTTTACATTGTTTATGCCTTTAAAAACCAGCGCACAATATCACAGTCTCAGTGCTATTTTTAGAAAGATTCCGGTATTAATAAATCTAACACCAGAAAAACTAGTAACATATCCCAAAGTTTATATGATTGGCAGTATCATGCAGACTTATAAATTTATTAATATGATAGAACAGCCCGATGCACCTTACGAAATTACTAGCGAATCATCTGGTGCTGCTATGACTAAGATAGACTTAGAGAAATTTCTCAAATACTTTAATAAAGTAGTCAGTGCATATGGCGCAACTGAAACAACTAGAACACATCAAAAAACCTATACAGAAATTGGACCCAGTGATCTTGGCGAACCTTTGTTCAATGACATCATTGCCGAAATTGTAGATAACAATGATCAACCAGTTGCTGATGATGTTGTAGGAATTCTTAGATTTAAAGAAACTCCGAGGCATGTTAAAGAATACTATAACGATCCTGAAGAAACTGCTGAGAAGTTTAAAAATGGTTATTTTTATCCCGGGGACCTAGCAAGAAAAGATGCAGAGGGCAAAATATTCATAGTAGGACGTAAAAATTCAACAATGTTAAATATTGGCGGTATTAAAATTGATCCCACTGCTATTGAAGCAGATATTAAATCTATAGAGCATGTCAATGATTGTTTAATTTTTAAAAATTCTAATTTGTCCATAGAAGTTCAGCTCAGTGCATTTATTGTTGCTGCTGTTGAACACAAAAAAATAATAACATCCAAAGTTTCAGAAATTATCGGTACCAATATAGGCATCAGCCATGTTCCAAAAACAATTTACTTTGTTAAGTCTATTCCATTAAATGATAACGGTAAACCCTGGCGTGCTGCTGCTGAACGTATTGCAGAACAGTTAAACCCAGATAGTCAAATTTTCCAATTGACAGAATAAGATATATAATATACTATACTAACAATGCGCCTGTGGTGGAATGGTAGACACGCTAGTCTTAGGAACTAGTCTCAAAAGGGTGGGAGTTCGAGTCTCTCCAGGCGCACCAAATATATGCCCTTGTGGTCCAACTGGCAGAGGCGACCGACTCAAAATCGGTATGTTGGGGGTTCAAATCCCTCCAGGGGCACCAAGAATACGGAAGGGTGGCCGAGCGGTTGATGGCTCTAGTCTTGAAAACTAGCGTAGGTGAAAGCCTACCGTGAGTTCGAATCTCACCCCTTCCGCCATACAAAAGAAAGAAGAGAGAATGTTTGGAGCAAAGCATATTTTAGTTAAGTCTTTGAATGAAGCTGTTGGGCTTCGTCAGCAGATTGTAGAAGAAGGTATACCATTTGAAAGTATAGCTATGCAGAATAGCTTGTGCCCAAGTAAAACCAATGGTGGTGATTTGGGTATGTTTAATCGTGGACAGATGGTTAAGCCATTTGAAGATGCAGTTGCTGGAATGGATGTTGATACTGTTAGTCAACCCGTTCAAACACAGTTTGGTTATCATTTAATTAAGCGCACTGCGTAATTAAATTTGGGGATTAGTATAATTGGCAGTACAGCGGATTCTGACTCCGTTAGTCGAGGTTCGAGTCCTTGATCCCCAGCCAAAAATATTAGGAGTCTAAGATGTTCAAAATAGTTAAGCATAATAGAAAACAAGCCATTGTCAACAGCGACAATGAGATGGTCTATCAAGTGCCACATTTTATAGCATTTAAAGGCTATGATCTAACCAAGTTATTAACTGTTATGAATAAAAAGGGTTATAGAGACATTGAGGATATCATGGCTTTTGAATCTGGAAGATTACGCTGATGGCAGATATCAATCTTACACAAGTACAGCTTAATTGGGCTTTAGATATTTTACAAAGAATTAAAAACATACTGGAATCACCAGGTTGGACTGATGAACAGAAACTTGTCAGTATAACCTGGCTAACAAAACAAGCACTTAAAATTGAGAGAGAAGAGTAACATTTAAGTTACAAAATCTCAGTTGACAACTACAAATAGCCTGCTATACTAATAAAGAATTAGGAGCGGGCTATGAAAATCTACGACGAACGTATTCAAAAGCAAGAAGTTAATGATCTCAGTGATGAAGTTGCTGAAGGACTTGCAGCCGCATTAGCTGAAGATTATGGTGTCATTATCGGCAATGACCATCAACAGTTCTTAAAAAACGAAGTCCGTAAAATCCTAGCTAAATTTTTCAACGTCAAGCCCTAAGAGGTTATCATGTTCGTAGGTAAGGTAATTGTATTTGATCTTGACGGTACGATCTGTAACGTCGATCATCGTAGACATTGGGTTGCCAGCAAGCCTAAGAATTGGCCTGCTTGGGATGCAGGTCTGCCAAATGACACTCCCAATGAGGACATCATTTGGATGCTGAACAGTTTCTCAGATGCGGGCGATACTCGCATTGTTCTGTGCAGTGGTCGTGACAGTAGGCTGCGTGATGCAACAGAGGCATGGCTGGCAAAGCATTATGTACACTATGATGCTTTGTATATGAGGGCAAGTGGCGACAACCGTAAGGATTCAATCGTTAAGGTTGAGCTGCTGCAAGATATCAAGCGAGACTATGCTTGGCCTTGGCTGTGGGTTGATGATCGACAGCAGGTTGTTGATGCTATTCGTGCGCAGGGTGTTCGTGTTCTGCAAGTTGCTCCGGGGGATTTCTAATGTCCTCCGGAGATATGAAAGTATTTGATAAGCCTAAATCAAAGTGGCCATACTGGGTACTGTATCACTTTAAAGATCCAGATTGGCCACATGCTGAAGACCTAGCTCATATACATATAAAATTTGCCTTGCACCGAGATCGAATACCAGTGGTAATTGAACGACAATGGGCACAGTATAGATCTATAAGTGGTCGTAAGTATAAGACTCAGTATGGACTTCTCTACAAGTTTCTCAAAGAAGAAGACAGGCTGATCTTTCTTATGTCAAGAGAAACAGAATAAACTTGTAAAATTATCACCTAAAATTATAAAGAATAAATATTTGTATGAAGAAAAAAATTAGTTTCGTTAGTGTGAATTTCCAGCAAGGTCCAACACACCTCAATGCGTATTACCTACCATACAGTGTTGGGTTATTATGGAACTATGTAAATCAATTTCCTGAGGTCAATGAAAATTATGAACTTGGGGAAATGTTATGGAGACGTATTGATATTGATCAGGCTGTTGATCAATTAAAAGACAGTGAAATTATTGGATTCTCCACTTATATCTGGAATCGCAACTATAACTATAAACTTGCAAAAACCATTAAGGAACTATATCCTCATATAACTATTATCTTTGGTGGTCCAGAACCACAGATTGAAAAGCCTGACATCTTCAAAAGATATCCTTTTATGGACATTGTTATCAAAAATGAAGGTGAAATAAGTTTCAAAAATATCTTATTAAATCGAGATAACTTAGAAAATGTCAAAGGAATTTTAATCAATCGAAATGGTGAAAAAATTGACACCGGTGCCAGTAAACGTATTGATAGTTTAGATGACATACCAAGCCCTTATACCAGCGGACTATTCCAAAAGATAATTGCTGATAATCCAGGAATAACCTGGAATGGCATGTTGGAGACTAATCGTGGCTGCCCATATCAATGTACGTTTTGTGATTGGGGAAGCATTACTCAAAGCAAGATTAAAAACTTTAAATTGGAAAGAGTGTTTGCTGAAATTGAATGGATGGGGCAGAATAAGTTAGATCATTTTACAATATGTGATGCTAACTTTGGTATCTTTCCAGAACGTGATCTGCTGATAGCCGATAAACTCATTGAGACCAATTACAAATACGGGTATCCTCGTAACTATGTTATCAACTATGCTAAAAATCAAAAGAAAGAAGTAGTACAAATTGTACAAAAATTCATTAACAGCAATTTCCCTAATTATGGATTAACTGTTAGCTTTCAAAGTTTAGATGAAGATGTACTTGCTAATATCAAACGTAAGAATTTAGAAATCAATCGTGTTGGTGAAATTTATAAACTCTGCGAAGAAGCAAACATACCTGTTTACAGTGAACTAATATTGGGATTACCAGGTGAAACTTTGGAATCCTGGAGAAAGAATTTTTATCGAATATTTGATGCCGGAAACCATAATGGTATTGAAGTATGGATTAGTATGCTGTTGGAAAATGCAGAACTCAATCTAACACAACGAGAAGAGTTTCAAATTCAAAGCATACATGCTCCAGACTATTTCCATGGTGTAAACAATTTTGATGATCTTAGAGAAGATGTTGAAATCACAGTTGCAACAAAGGATATGCCTCCGGAAGATTTTAAAGCAGCTTTGATCTTTTCTTGTTATTTGATGGGACTACATACTAATGGCATTACTAGCTATGTAAGCCGTGTATTAAACAAAAAATATAATATCAGCTATGCTAATTTTTATGAAGGACTTTATCAATATTTTCAAAATGATGATTTTATGAGGAAAGAATTTCAGTCTATTGCAGATTTCTATGACAGTTGGCAAGGTGGAAATGAAAAGATGGACGTCAATGGTTTTACTGTGCGTCGTATGTCATTGATGTGGAAAATTATTATCAGTGTTGTAGCCAATAATAAAATCAGTCATGTTTTGGACATTGTTGAAAATTTTGTTCGAGATACATACGACATTGATGAAGATCTCATTACTGATCTAATAGATTTCCAAAGAAAAAGTGTAATTGATTTTTATTCAATTAAAGACTATCCTTTGGTTGGCGAATATCAGTATGATTTTTATAATTATTTGTTATTTGACAGCAAATTGAATTCTCCAACAACGGTTACATTTTCATATGTAAATGATGTCAACTTAACCAAAGCACAGTACTTAGAATATATCTATTGGAAAAGACGAGAGAATTTTGGCATAGCAAAGATTTCAACAGAAAAAGTAAAAATGAAAAATAATGCCAAAGAACTAATGGTTGATATCTAAATTTTTCTAGATCTGGTTGACAAATTATATAATCAGTGTACTATATACATTCAACTATTGGACACTTTAAAATGAACATGAACGACTACGAGAAGGTCAAGCTTCTAGATGAAACTTGTGCTCGAATTGGTTTATTTGTTAAACGAAATCAATATTCCGGTTATGGCGAACATGCTAAATGTTTTCTTGCAGTCAGTGAGGAAGAAGGCCCCTTGCCTGTGTTTTCTCGAGGCACAGAACTTTTTGGCGGCACAGTAGAAGAATGTATAAGCTGGCTAAGTGGTTTCATAAGAGCTGGCGAATATTACAAGATCTTATTGAACAAAACACCAGCTGACGTTGAGAAGTCTGAGCAGAAGTATCTACTCAAACTGCAACAGCGCAAAGAGCAAGCTGAACAGCAGCGACTTTATCAAATACTTAAGACTGGTAAGGATCCAGAAAAGAAATAAGCTAAACTTATTTTAGATCTAAAATTCTTCCATCACGCAACATAATAGTACTGCCCTCAGGTACGTTACCAATAATATTGGGTCCAGGAACTGGATTAGGATTGTTGGGATCTTCTCCAATAATTGAATCACTGTTAATCACTGTTAAATTGTTAGATGACGAAGCAGTTGTTGGAAATGGAACAGTATCAACTGTGATGTTTATATAAGGATTATCAGGAGTTATCAATCTAAATTGGAATTGCCAGGTCCATGGCAATTCAGTATAAGTAGGACCTAGATTGTTCAGAGGTCCAATCCATCTTGTAAGAGTTCCAACATTATTTGTAATTGTTACATAATTGTAAAAATTTAACATAGTGTTATTATACTCCCCAGTGGGATTATCAAATAAAGGATATAATCCCCAAATTGATGCAGTACCGTATTGGAAACCTTTGTTTCTATAAGTTCTAGGAGTAATAGAATATGGAATTTGAGTTCCGTTTGGCACATTAGTTGTTCTTACTGTAAAAATTACAGCTGGATAAGTAAAGTTTGATTCTGTAAATCTTGTTTGATTCACAGATAATGTTATAGTTGCATTTGCAGGGATTTTTGGCGCAGCCAATCTTATTTTATTTCTAGGATACGTTTGTCCAATTGTTGCTGTTTGACTTTGTCTGTAATTTGTAATATTGCATGGAAATGATGCTGTTTGATATCCACTTGTAGGAGTAGAGTTTGGAGTATCATCTAAAAATCTACTGCTTGGTAAGTATAACAATTTTTTATTAGAACTAGGATTTCTAGATAAACCTAAATCTGTTGTATCTGATGTTCCGCCATTAGTTGATACCATACTCTCAGGCGAATTTGCTGCAATCCAAGCTCTAGCTTCTTTTTGAGTCCATCCGGGATTTCGTTCTAACATACAAGCCAAAGCCCCAGTAACATGCGGACCTGCCATACTAGTTCCTGCTATTGCAGCCATAACATTTCTACTATATTCAGCAGTTGAGTTAGTACTGTCTATACCTAAATATGAATTAACAGCATAAACATTACCATTATCTTCTTCATCTGGATTTAAAGTTAATTCTCTTGAATCTAATAAAACTTTTGAAGTATTATAAAATGCTGGATTTCCAGGCTTCAATGCGGGGACCACGTTATCTTGTCGACAATAAACACTTACTGTAAGTGCACCAGGTGCAAATACGTCTATTCTAGGTCCATAATTACTAAATTCACTCTTGTAATTACCTTGAGCTAATTTTGTATTCACTGGATAATTTCCATAATGAGCAGTCCCAGTAGTAGCATTATAAGAATCGTTTCCTGGAACTGTTGCTCCCATTGCGCCTACACATATAGGACTTAAATCTCCTTGATATATTGCTGCGGGACTACTACCCCTATGAAAATATATCGGTGTTAATCCTCCTAATTCTATTTTAATTGGAACACTATTTGGACCTAAATCTGTGTAAGGATATGTACTAGTTGATATTAATGTATTAACTGTATCAAAAAATGGATTTATAAATCCAGTTCCAACAATGACATTTGTAGTACCTGACGTTTTAATTACCACAGCTGGCGGGAAAATTTCAGGGTGATTAGATTGTAAAATTACCTGATTTGAACCATCAAAAGTACATGGACCTGTCAATGTTATAGTCACTGTAGTGTACATTAAGAAGTAGTTGTTATAATCAGGGCCGCCCGGCACATCACAGTACCATGCGCTATTTCCAGCTGATACAACATTAATAACTCCTGCAGCAGCTAAATCTATTATATCTGCATCAATTGCTGCATCTCTCACTGGAATTCGTTGTTTAGGGAGAAATCCTACACGGTTTAAGTCAATTTTTGAATATGTAGCAGTACCTAATAAAGGATCACCACTTGAAGGTAAAATTTCTTCACCTCGATGAACAATCTTAGTAGCCCAGGTTAGATAAAAAATTGAATTAAGTGGATAAGAATATCCCCAACTGTTATTAGTTATTGAGGGATTTTTTACTCCGGTAAAAGGATTTATTTTTTTATTTAGATGCCATTGTTTAATAAATTGAAAACAATAAAGTTGGGAAACATAAGAGTTCCTAACACCATAACTATATGATAATCCATACTTTATTGAATAAATGTCAGCATCTCTAGCAAGTCCTTTAGTATTTCCTGCTGTTGTTCCAGCAGTATGTGCTTGATGTATATTCCAAAGAGTAGTATACAGATTATAGAAATTATATGGACCATATTTAAATTTACCACCAGTCACAACAGGATCGTTGTCATACCAATTAAATGTAATAACTCTAGTTGCACCATTTTCATTTTTTGATCTATATTCAAGTGTTTGTGGATTAAAATGTCCACCATCTACGATAACAACGTCAACATTTTTACCTGATAATTCATGATTTACAACTCTAGTACCACTTGCTGATAAATTTGCATTATATGGACTACCCATTGGAATATCGTCTTTGGTTCTAGTACGATATATTCCCCATGGTGTTTGATCAACAGTTTGATCAAAATCAACACCAATTGTAGAACTTGAACTAGTCCATCCGTTTAATTCTGGCACAATTCCTCTAAGTTGCCATGACATGGTAACTGCAATTACTCGTGGATCATTAGTTAATGCTACCGCTTCATGATGTTCTAATGAATAAGCAGTATTGCGAGATATTGGCATTCGATCAACACAGTTACATGCTCTATTGGGTACATGATCTAACGAAGTTTCTGTTTCCATATGATTGTAAAATTCATCTAAATGTTCATGACATGATAGAGTAACTATATAAATCATTTCCCCGTGATGGGGGTCAATTGGCATGCCTTCTAATGGTAAATGTGTCATGACAATATTTATTACTTGACAAGTATCAAAACTATGTTATATTGAATTATAGGAGGCAGTAATGAATTATGAATTTCCCATAATTAAGAATTTAGACGATGTGCGCCCGGCTATTGCAGGACGTGATGAGTTCATTATTGCCGAACGTGATTGGGGCTATGTGGTCAATTACATGGTTGCAATGACTGATACCTTCCCTCCTGTATCAGAGGACGAATATTGGTGCCCAGGCTGTAAGATGCCTG